TTTCAATTTATTTGCATTTTTTTTTTTTCTATGTTATAATTTATCTTTAAATGTGTGAAAATTCGTTAAAAACATTGATAGTAAAGTGTTTTAATGAATGTAATGATAGCAATTGATTCAGTAAAAACTCGTGGTATCAAGGGTTTTGAGAGAGTTTAAAGCGAGAAAACTCGAGGTAATACCTCGAGTTTACCCCATGGGGGTATATTTTCTAAGTAATTAAGTTATTGTTTTAATTGAATATTTTTTTTGGTCGTGCGAATTTTTAAAAATAAAAAGGTGTAATTTATGTCAAAAAGACAGCAAAAAACATGCAATAGTGCGATATGGGCAGAAATAAAAGCGCAATATCTTTTAGGAAAATCTATATATAATTTATCACAGATGTATGAAGTTTCAGAGTCAACGATTAGAAGTAGACGTGATAATGAAAATTGGTGTATGCATCTGCGCTCTAAAGTTGCAGAAGCGAGAGAGCTTATTAAGAATTTTGCTTATTCTGACGAGAATGTTGACGTTGAAGATACTGACTTAAAGCTTATCAAAAGAACACTTGATAAAGAAATTGACGAAAGTCTAGATTTAGTGAGAACGCTCAGTTTCATAAAAAGCAAATCGATGCATCAGCATAAAAAAATCTTAAATGATTCAATAGAAATGTATGATAATAAAAAAATAGACGTATTTCAATCGGCTAAATTGCTTGCAACACAAGGGCTTACAGTGAAAGATGTGGTTAATTTTTCTGGGCTCAGCGAAGAGAAAAAAGAAAAAATTGAAGTTGATAAGAGTGTTTCACGTGAAACAATATCGAGTGAAATATCTGATAAAGAAGCGTCAAGATTATATCAAGAGATGATCAAATGAGCTATTTAGATGATTTTGATTTTAAGAATCCCAATTATTCAATAATTTTTGCAAAACGTATTGAAATGTTGAATAAAATCAAAAATAACGAAATTGATGTAAACGTTTTGCGACATTATTATAAAACTCATATCGCAGACTTTATCTGCGATTGGGGTTGTACTGTTGATTTTAGTAGTGCGAATGATGAAAGGCCGGCGACTATTCCATTTATTTTATTCAAAAAACAAAAAGATTGGGTCGAACTATTAATTAAAAAATGGAAAAATCAAGAGAATTTGCTTGTTGAGAAAACACGACAAATGGGAATGAGTTGGCTTAGTGTAGCAACAGCTTGCGCGATTTGTTTATTTTATGATGATGTAAAGATAGGTTTTGGTTCTAGAAAAGAGGAATATGTTGATAAACGTGGCGATAGTAAGTCGCTATTTGAAAAAGCACGAATGTTCTTGAACTTAATGCCACAATGTTTTTTAAATGGATATACTGAAAAAGACTCAAAACATATGCAGATAAGACTCGGTACAAGCGCAATTATTGGGGAGAGCGGAGAATCGATAGGACGAGGAGATACGACGTCAATTTATTTTGTTGATGAATCAGCTTTTTTAGAGCAACCCCAAAAAGCTGAGGCAAGCTTATCACAGGGTACACGTTGTAGAGTAGATATATCAACGCCCAACGGGACTGCAAACCCGTTCTACGAGAAGCGTCAGAGCGGACGAGTCGAAGTATTTACATTTCATTGGCGTGACGATCCTCGCAAGTCTCAAAAATGGTACGATGAGCAAGTAGCTAAACTTGACCCAGTTACTGTCGCGCAAGAGCTCGACATTAACTACTCGGCAAGCGTTGAAGGAGTAGTAATTCCAAGTTATTGGGTGCAATGCGCTATTGATGCGCACACTAAACTTGGCATTGATGTTGCTGGGTTGAAGTACTGTGCTTTAGATGTGGCGGATGAGGGTAGAGATTTAAACGCTTTTGCAGGACGCAAAGGTATTCTGCTAGAACACTTGTCGCAATGGGCAGGTAAAGATAGTGACTTGTTAGCTACGTCAACAACTGCAGAGTCACTATGTGATGAGTATAATTATGATATGATGATATACGATGCAGATGGAATGGGCGCTGGTATTAAAGGATTTATGCGAGGAATTAATGAACGACGTAATGCACATCAGCAAATTCAAATAACTCCATTTCATGGCGGAGCGTCTGTCATCAATCCTAACCGCATGATAACTGAAAAATGGAATAACAAAGATTATTTTATGAACTATAAAGCGCAGTCATGGTGGGCTTTACGCTTGCGTTTTGAAAAAACTTATCAAGCGATTGTAAATAGTGCTAAAATAGACCCTGACGAAATCATATCCATTTCTAGCGAATTACCATTTTTAGACAAATTAATGAACGAACTCAGTCAGCCAACATATTCTCGCAACAGTGCGGGTAAAATGCTTATAGATAAAAAACCAGATGGCACAAAGTCACCCAATTTAGCTGATGCAGTAATGATGTCATTTAGTCCTCGTAATGAACTAGTTATTTTTTAAAGATTAGAAAATGCTTACAAAATTATTTAATTGGATTGCTGAGAAAAATACTCATCAAGATGTAAAAATTGATAAGAATGTTTCACGTGAAACATTTGAAAATGATTATATTGATTTAAATATTAAGACTGCTGAGCAATTGAAGTTTGAGCAGATGAGAAATACACAAGCTAATATAATCAAGAACCAAATGATACATAGCAAAGATGTGTGCATTAACAACAATCAAAATACACAAACGTTTGATAGTAATACTGTATACAGCGGTGCTCAATATCCATATAATTATGATAATTCATTAATGGATAATGCACTCATAAGCAATAATTTATTTCAAGGGTTTGCATTTTTAGCTCAATTCTCACAGACTCCACTTGTAAATAATGCATTAAATGCATATGCTAAAGATATAATGCGGAATGGTTTTACAATTGAGTCTACGAGCAAAGATAAAGATTATACTGAGTTATTTGCTAAATTAAAAATAGAATATAATAAATTTGGTTGTGACAAGATTATTGAAGAAATTGTTGTGAAAACATTGTCGCTTGGAGGTGCAATGTTATATCAGAAGATTAAAAATGATGATGATAAATTAGAAAAAGAACTATTAATTAGTTCAGATACAATTAGTGTTGGGTCGTTAGAATATTTCAAAGTAATTGAGCCAACATGGTGTTGGAATTTGGGGTTTAATGCTGATAGACCTCTTGAACAAGATTTCTACAAACCCACTTTATATAATGCAATGGGTAAAACAATACATATATCTCGTATGTATAAATTAGTTTTTTGGGATGTGCCAGATTTAATAAAACCAATTTATTATTTTTATGGATTATCACTCACTCAAAAAATGTTACAATCTTATCGCAATTTTGAAACAATTCAGACAGAAATACCATCTTTAGTAAAACGTTTAAACTTTGGGATTTTGAAACTACCACTTTCTGAATTTGCAAATAATTCAGTAAAAGTTATAAATAAGATTAAAAGTTTTTTATACAACATGACTAACTATAGTATGTTTGTCGTGAATAAAGATAATGAAGAGTATGAACAAGTTACGCGTAATATTGCAGGTCTTGATGAAATTCTATACAGATATACTGAACTTACCTCTGTTTCTAATCAAATTCCTGTTACTAAATTTTTAGGTACGAGCCCAAAAGGGTTAAGTTCTAATGATGAGAATGGTTTAATAAATTGGCATGATTTAATTAATGGACTTCGTACTACAAAATGTAGTTCGTTAGTTTTGAATATTTATAAATTATTAGCTTTAAATATTGGAGTTGAATTACCACTTGACATACATGTAAAATGGGGTGCATTAGAAGATGCAAATGTACTAGACCAAGCCAAAGCATCAGAACTTTTAAGCAAAGAGTATGAACGTTATTTAATAAATAACGTTATACAAAAAAATGATATACAGAATAATTTAGCAAAAGACCCTAATTCTGGTTATTAGATTTTTCGATTTTGCTATAAAATATACAATAAGATTTCACCATAAAAAATATAAGAAATATAGAATATGATACCATTAAAATCTCTGGTAAAAACATTAATATAGTTTTATACATTTTTATCTCCTATATTTTTCGTGAATTTTTCTTTTCTTATATTGTTTTTTACTCTTTTTATAAAATGGTGCAATTCTACAGCAATAAATGTTTCATCTTCAATTTTAATATTTAATATTTTTGATATAAATTCAACAATGGCACGTTCAACCCTAATATCTATAATTTTCATTTTTTAATCCTTAATTAAAAATACTATTTTTCATTTGTAAAGCTCCACGCTAGGCATATTACCCATCCGATGATCGTCCACCCTAAAAACATATTGAGGATGAATATCGCAATTACATTTCTGTGACTGCGACATTCTGCGATAGTTGCAGGCAAAAAATAAAACAATAAAGTAAATATTAATGCTATTATTAAATATGCCATTACTATGCCATTATTCTGTCAAGAATTGAAAAATCATTAATATCAAGAACATTAATGTTGTCTAATAATTTTAGTTCTAACGTCTTTTTTATTTCAATCGTTTGATTATTCAATTCAGCAATATCTTTGTCAAATTCAATTTGAATATTTTGAATATGGGTATTAATATCTGGATTATTTTGTGTAAACTCTTGTAATGATTTAATATCTTCAGTTTTATTTGAACCAATTATACTACAATCAAAAGTTATATTATTGTCAGTAACATAATTAATAATATATTGTTTATAGCAATTAAACGCATTATTTTGTAATTCTCTATGTTTGTCAGAATTATTTTGTACAAATTCTTTAATTTCATTTTTAAAAGATGATATTACTTTTGATAAAGTATATAACTGAATACTTGGTAAATTACTTACTGACTGTAATTTATTTAGTACAGTTGTTACTTCATTAATTTGATTTATATTTAATTCATTAGTTTGCATTTATTAATCCTTTTTAAAATTATTAAGCCAATTATCTATATCAGTAGATAACCATAAATGTTTTATAACATTTAAATTTATTGGTTTAGGGAAATTATTCGATTTAATTAAACGTCTAATTGTGATAGTAGACAACTTAACTATATCTTTAACTTCTTTGATTGTATATAATTTATTCATTTTTTACCTAAATATATTACGATATTATAACACATATTAATATGTATTGTATACATATATTGTTAAATATTTATATTTATGATATTATCGTATTATTTTACAGCATTATAAAGTTAACAATGACAATTCAAACAGAAGATAGCGACCGGAATTATAAACCCAATAATTATTTAACAGTAGAAAACTGTATAATAACTAAAGAGGGTGTATATCGCTATAAAGGTAGTGAAATAAAGAATTGGCAAGGATTAGGTCTTAATCCGGATGAAGTATATTTTGTTTTTAGACCCATGGACGAAATTAAAAAAAGTATTGATACATATAAAGATGTACCGTTGCTTCCAGTTCACATACAATTTGATACAACTAATTTACCCAAAACAATTGGTACAGTTTCTGATACAAAAATAAATGGCAAAAATGCTGAATCATCAATTACATTTTGGGATGCAAATGCTATACAAGAATTACACGATGGTAAAAAGGGTTTATCTGTGGGGTATGATGCAGATTATGTACTAGAAAATGGTATAAATGGAGGAGTAAAATACTCATTGAAACAAACTAATCTTGTTGCAAATCATGTTGCTCATGTCCCTAATCCTAGAGTTGCAGAGGCTCAAGTTAATGATAGTAACAGTTTAATAAACAATAACATTATTTATGGAGATAATAATATGTCTGAAGACATTAATGTACAAATTAAAAATATTATAGAGGGTAATTTATCCGCTGAAGATAAACAGAAAGCATTAGCACCTCTATATAAGCAAACGTTCGATAGTTCTACTGAATCCAAAGAACCTAAAGAACCAGATACAACTATGGATAATAAAAAAGCTCTAAAGAAAGCAGCAAAAAAGGCAGCAAAAAAAGCAGCTAAAAATAAAATTAATGATGATGGTGAAAAAGTACCAGCACAAGCAACAATGGACTCTGATACCATTGCTGAATTAATTTCAACTCAAATAAAAGAACTAGAAATAGCTAAAAAATTTGCAGTGGATATTTTGGGTAATATTAATCAAACATTTGATTCAGCTGATGCTATTTATAATGTTATTCTTAAACATAATGGTTACGATAGTAAGAACACTGATTTTAATTCTAAAAAGAATATGACAAAAGTTATTGCTGATTTAAAAGCAAAATCATTTGCGAAGCACATTACGATGGATAGTCTATACAACAATATTAGTAATGATATTATGTCTCAAGTATCTGAACGCGTTAATGAAATGTTAGGAGTTTAAAATGGCAGAATTTCAACAATCATTTACTAATTATATACAGCCTGCAATCGCAGGTGATTGTGCTGGTAAAAGGTTTTATCCGTTAACATCAGCAGTAGCTAAAGATGATGCACTAGGTGTAAGTATTACAATCGGTAAATTTGCTTGGCAAGTTCCTAATACTGGAGGTTCTACTGGTTCACCAACAATATTAAATGTTAATATTCTACAGGCAAGTACAAATGGATTGACTAATCCATTATTAGCTGGTTTAGTTGTTAGAGAAAAACCATCATCTAATCCATCTCTAGGTTTTGGCACTATTTCTAGTGTAAAAATTTCTAATGGACAGTCATGTCAGTATACTACACAATCAGTAAATGAAGTAGTATCAATTGGATTAGTTAGTGGCACAGTAGGTATTAATTCAATTGTATATGCAAGTGTTACAGATGGTTCTATTCAGTTATATCAAACAGCACCTGCGCTTAGTGTAGCCGTACCAACTAATTTTGTTGTTACCTATGCATTTGGTACATTGACTGCCGGTCAATTGATTCAAATATCTAATACATCTAATATTTCTGCATAGGAGAAAAATATAATGTCACATCAAATTAAAGAAATTGCACAACTAGCTGCAAAAGAGTTAAAAAAGCATCATATATTTTTATCTGGTGATAAAAGTTTTTCACCGATGGTTTTTAATTCTGCAAATGAAGAAAAAAGTTATCGCATGACAATGGATGCAGAATTTAATGATCCTAGTAATGCAGTACTGTCATATCAAACATCTGCATATTTAAATACATTTGTTAGACAAATAACACAAAAACTAGCATTTGATGAAATAGCAAAGCCATTGCAACAAGGTAATTTTGAAACTGAAAACTTTATTATCCCAACAATAGCACATCAGGGCTTTACATCACAATATGATGATTATACTGTTGCTGGTCAAGTTGGGTTTACTCCTAATTTTCCTAATAGAAATGTATATCGGTTACAAACAACTATACAATATGGTGATTTAGAAGTTGCTACATGGTCGGCTGCTAAAATAGATGCTATATCTGAAAAACGTGAAGCTGCTGCTTTAATTATTAATCAAGATATTAATACTATTAATTTTTATGGTCTCCAATCTTTTAATGGTATTGTTGGTAAAAAAGTTTATGGAATATTAACTGACCCTAATTTATTGCCATCAATAGCATGTCCACAACGTTTTAAAGATAGTGATGCTATACAAATCATTCAATTTTTACAAACAATGTTTAGTAATATTTCAAGTAGGGCATCAAATCGAGTACGAGTATCATCTGACCAAGATATAATTTTAGCTATGACTCCGCAAGATGAAACATGGTTTATGACACCAAATACTTTAATGACTAATAGTGTGTACGGATATTTAAAAGCAAATTTATTCCCTAAATTAAAAATTGTTACAGCTATTCAATATCAAGTAGGAGATGGTTCATCTGGTAATAAAATGCAAATGATTATCCCAAAAATTAATAATCAAAATACTATTCGTGGCTTATTCACTTACAGATTTAAAGCTCATAGGGTAGAAGTTAATAGTACTAATATACAGCAAGTATTTAGTGCTGGTATTGGAGGTGAATTATTGGCATTACCTGCACTAGTAGAGACTGCAACAGGTATTTAATTTAATCATTTTTTAAAGGCAAATAAATGATAACAGTTATTAATAGAGATGCTCAGTCAGTTAAATTTGATTTAGGTGCTAAAAGTGTAATTATATATGGTTACACAGATAAACGTTCACCTGAGGATAGTCTTTTAATTAATGGCGGTACTAGTCGTACTACTAGATTAGAAGATGCTGACTGGGATTCAATAAAAGCTAAATATGGTAAAAATACATTACTTGTAAATAACATTATATTTGGCATGACCAAGGAAAATGATGCAAAAGCTAAAGCAAAAGAATTAGCTAATGACATGTCACATTTAGTACTTAGTCAATTAAATACAGACCAAGTAGCAATTGATACAATGGAAGAAATTGTATAATATGCCAACGTTTGACCCTACTCAATATAAATTGGATTATACTCAATTTAGTACTTTAAGTGATAATTATTTAACTAATACATATAATTATGTAGCTAAGCCATTTTATCAATTTATATTTGATTATTTTACTGATGTGAATCAACAATATTACTGGTCTGAAATTGTCTTATCTCATGTATTAACTTTAATTAATCCAACTAATTCAAATTTAATTACGGCAGTTGGTAAACTTAAAGAAACTGATACAGGCGATATATCAGTAACACTTGAATCACTAAATGGTGGATATGGTTCAGATTGGTGGTGTCAAACAAGATATGGCGCTCAAGTGTGGGCATTATTTCAACAAAATGGCATTTCTTCATTTGTAGGTATATAAAATGTATGTAAATACTACATTAAACATTAAACTTTCTCAACTTAAGTTTTTAACCAAACTTGAAAAAGTTATAAAGAATAAATATAATAAAGTTGAAGCTGGTTTATTAGAACCTGAAATTGCAAGTATTGGTGCTAAAAATGAGTATGGTGGATTATATCCAGTAACAGATGAATGGCGTAAAAGAGGATTAGCAAAAGGTATAAACTTACCTGAAATGTGGGGTATACCAAAACGTCCATTTATGCATGACAGTTTTACTAATAATTATAGAAATTGGTTAATATGTTTAAGAGAAAATTTAAAAACCAATAAATTAAGTATTGATAAAGCTTTAAAAATTACAGGTGAATTAATGGTATTAAATATTAAAGAAACTATACTCAATCATAATTATAGACCAAATGCTAAAGTAACTATCATAATTAAAGAAAGTTCTCACCCATTAATTGATACTGGTAAAATGTATGATTCTGTTAAAAGTAAATTATCTTAATGAATTTATTTGCTTTAAATAGAAGTCTTATAAATATGGTTGTACCAGATATTGCTATAACATTAAATTTATTTAATGGTAATAATATAAATTCATCTGGCATTGTAACTAGTTCATATACTACATTTAATGGATTACTTGCACAGGTACAATTAGAAAATAATCAAAAATTAATGCATAAAGATTATTTTCAACAAAATAAAATTTATAAACGATTTTATATTGCAAATAGTTCATTGACTGGCTTAAATAGAAATATTAATACTGCTGGCGATTATATTTTAATGCAAAATTTATACTATAAAATAGTTGAAGTTAAAGAAAATTTTCAAGTTGGTTGGATTATGTTAATTGGTTGTGAATCAACTGATAAGGTTACAGGATGAATGATTTATTTGCTCCTATAATTGCAATAATTATTGCTAATTTTAGTGCTGATTATCCTCCTGCTACTTTATTGCCTACTCCAACTAATTATCCAATCTTTCAAGGTTATCAAAATAATTGGGTAATGCCACAAAATGGTAAATGTGTTGTTATAACTAAACTTTATAGTGATAATCTAATATTAAACCCAAGAAGTATACCAAATGTTACAACTGAAACCCAAGAATTTATAACAGTTGTATCTACTACTTTTGAGATTGATTTTTATGGACAAAATTCTGATAATAATGCTAATGTATTTGAATTGTTATTAAATAGCAATTATGCTAATGATTTTTTTATAATCAATAATTTTGCTTGTAGAGTTAATAAAGTTGAGAAAGTAAGAAATTTAACTGATATTGCTGGTAGAGATATGTATTTACCAAGACATACTTTTAAATTCTCATTAATTAATAATATTAGATCTACTGTTCCACTCAGCACATATGATGATTTTAATAATAAAATATATCCCGTTTTCCCAGAAGGAGATTAAATGAATGCTAATAATACTAGTGTGAATATCAATAAAGTTATTAGTGTTGCAAATAGTGTAGTAAGTGCATACAGTTCTGGATTTATTCCTCAGGGGCTATTGCTTACTAGAAATACTATATTGCCAACACAAACAGTAGAACCCTTTAAGAGTGTTAATGAGGTTGGCGCTTACTTTGGTACTACCTCACTTGAATATGAAAATGCTAATAAATATTTTGTAGCAGAAACTATAAATATTAATACTCCACCTAGTTTATATTTTGCAAGATATACGGATACTGAAGTTGCACCATATATAAGAGGTAGTGCATTAAATGTTAGTGTTGATCTACCAATTTTACAAGCAATAACTGCTGGTTCAATGACTGTTAATTTTGCTGGTAATCCAACAACTATATCAGGAGTAGACCTATCAGGAGATGCTAGCTTTTCGGCAATAGCAAGTACAATTCAAGCAAAATTAATAACAGCTGGTTTAACTACTGCAACATGTACATTTGATACTACTACAAAATCAATTACAATTAGTAATGGTGTTGTAAATACAGCAGTTAATTATGTACTAGACTCCTCTTTAGCAAATGCATTAAAGATAACTCATACACTAGGTGCAGTGTTATCACAAGGACTGGATGTACAAACTCCAGCAGATAATATGAACTACATTGTATCACAAACCAGAAACTGGGTTACTTTTACTACTAATTTTGATGCTTCATTAGAAAATGCACCATATCCTACTATAACGGGTTTAATAGAATGGAATAACTCACAAGGTAAAAATTATATATATTTACCTTGGACTAAAAACTCAAATTGTGTAGCATTTCCCCAATCGACAGCTTCATTGCCATATTATTTAGCAACTAATGGTTGGGGAATAGTAGCTCCTACTGGAGAAATAACATTTAATAGTGAATTTAGTGTATACTATAGTGATATTGATTTTATATGTGGACAAATGGGTACAGTTGCTTCAGTAAATTATAATACATCTAATGCAACAAAAGCATTAGATGCCAAAACTTATTCTGGAGTTATTCCATTAGTTGTAACAGATCAACAATACGATATGGCACTTTTAAATGGTTGCAATTGTTATGTTAAATTTTCATCACGTGCTAATAGTTATATATGGTCTGAGACTGGTGAAATGGGTGGTCAATTCTTATGGATTGATAATTTAGTAAATCAGGCATGGTTAAATGATGCAATAACTGTTGCAGAAGCTAATTTAAAAGGTTCATTACCAATTTTACCATTTACTAATTTATCACCATTAAAAGCAGTTATTTTAGAAGTATGTAATAGAGGTATTATTAATGGCGTAATAAGTGCAGGTAATACATTTTCAGCTCAACAAATAGCGGAATTAAAACAACAATTTGATGGATTAGATATCACTCCTACATTAACAGCATCAGGATATTATGTATTAATTGGTACTCCAACTGCTGAAAGTAGAGCACAACGTAAACTAGCTCCAATAAAAATAGCATATTCAAGTGGTGGAAGTGTTAGAACTATTTCTAACATTTTGACTCAAGTTATATAAGGATATAATCATGGCATTAGATAATATAGAATTTGACATTACATCAAAAAATACCTTTATAACATTAATTCCACCTAAAGCATTTGCTACCTTATTTGGTATTTCTGCGCCTATTGTTTTTACTGGAGCTGGTCGAAATAAATGGTTTGATATATCACAATCAGATAATTCTACTGTACTTGAAGTTGCATGCGATGGTTCACCAGTTGTATATGTTAAACCAGCTGGTAGTAAACTACAGGGTGAAATGACATTCAATGCATCATCACCTACAATTAGTCAACTAGCTAGTTTGACAACTTATCAGAATAATTTTGCTAAACCACAATCATGTTCTGTAATTGTAGAAAATACTAGTACTTTAACTACAGTAAAATATAGTAACTTTTTTATTACTAAATTATTTACTGGTTGGAGTTTTGACCAGAATACACAAGATTATACATTCCCATTTGAATGTATGCCACCAAATTATTTAGATTTGGCAAGTATGACATCTATTGCCGGTTCTATATAATTTGTGATATAATATGTATTGGATAGGTAACTAGAACCGAAAGCAATTAGCCTTGTTGTTTCCAATACTTTTTAAGGCTATTTTTAAAGGCAAAAATATGTCAAAAATTAAATATACTCATGCAGGACAAGAATACTCATTAAATATTAATAAGTTTAAAGCTGAACCCTCATTAGATTTTATAATAGATTTAATTAATAAATTACCTGAAAAATTCACATTATTTAATACTGAAATAAAACGCGATACCATAAAAGCATATATATTTGATAAATTAAATGTAAATGATTATATTCACGTAGATAAAGAACAAATTGAATTATTTAATAATTTACACCAAATTAATATATTTGGTATGTTGTTTAGAGAATCATATTCTTATTGTTCTACAATAGAAAGAAAAGAAATAAGAGATAGCTTATTGTCCTTATTAACACAAGCAAATGGTACTCCAGCACCTGATTTACATTTATTTATTAAAAGTCCAAATCAATTATTTAAGATTTTAAATGAAATCGTAGATTATAATTATGGGGATTTTTTTTTAATACCCGTAGACACAAATTTACAAGAAAAAGCAATACAAGTGACAGCTACACCAATGGGATAGTAAACTATAGTATCCCAACTATTTTTGGTACAATAGTATCACATAAGTTAGCTACTCTAAGAGAATTGCAAGAATACTATACTTATGAAGATGCATTAAACTTACAAGATATTATAATTACTGATAATTACAATAATGAAATTTATCGTCAAAATATGGATAAGAAATAATGGCTGATGAAGTAGATAAGCTAGTTGTTAGTTTAGAACTAAATATTAGACAATTTGAACAATCACTTAATAAAGCACGCGCTAAATTAGATGGTTTTGCTAAAGATATTGGTGTAAGTTTATCTAATGTTATCAATGTTAATAATAGTAATATTGTAAATAATATTGCCAATACTACTAACAAAATTACTTCAAATCTTAGTCAAACTTTAAAAAATATTTTTACTAAAGTATATACTAATATCAATAGAACATCTGTTAATATTAGAAACAGTATGCGTTCTAGTGAGCGAGATGTAACTGAATCAGTTGACAGAATTGGTGATAAATTAAGCAAAATATTTACTGGTGGGGCTATAGTTGCTGGTATTTATGCGTCGGTTAAATTAATAAAAAAAGGTTTTGGTTTAGTTCAAGAATCTGCACAACGTTCACTCAATTTACAATTTACATCTAGTTTATCTAGGTCTGGTGTAGAAAATCTACAGAAATTACAAAATACATTTGCTTTAATGGGTGGTAATTCTGCTGAAGCTGGGTCACAATCTTTTAATATACGTAATAGAATACTTACATCAATGGGTAAGGGTGGTGATATAGATTTATTCCGTGGCTTAGCTATGGCAAATGTAAACCCATACGATAGAACTGGCAAAGTAAAGTCTGGCACTGATTTAGTTATTGATCAAATAAAAGGCATTATTAATTTAAAAGATGAGCGTATGCAAGCAACTGCAATGGATTTATTGCAGTTTAATGAAACACAGCGCGCAATGGTTGCTGACCCAACTAAATTTTATAAAACACTCCAACAAGGGCAAAAAGCAGGTACATTTGATACAAAATCAGTAGTTGATAAAAATGCAACATTACAGCAAGATTTAATTGGTTCAATGAATGCATTACGTACTATGCAAGATACATCAGTGTCTAAATTATCAGGAGTAGCAGATAAATTAACCAATTCATTAACTGATTTAACAAGTAGTATCAATAGTGTGCTCGGAATAGATAATAAATTTACTAATATTGTTAATAGTGGGAGTAATAATCTACAAAAATTTATGGATAATCCAAAAAATGACCCATGGATGATCACTACTACTAAAGACCCATTAGGATTTTTTGGTAGATTATCTAATTCTGTACAAGAAATATGGCACTCTATTACTGGTGTAGAGTCAAGTTATGGAGTACATCCTATTCGCGATACAAATAAATTTGGACAAATAAAGTCCGATACCTCATATGGAGCTGCTCAAATTACACCACAACGTGCAGTTGATGTTATTAAGCGTAAAGAAAATAGAACTGTAACTAAACAACAAGCTTATGAATTAATTAAAAATCAAACTTATGCGAATGAATTATCTAAATGGGAAATAAATAGGTTAATGGTACAATACGGTGGTAATATTAATGAAGTTGGTAATGATTGGCATAGCGGTAGACATTATGATAATAGTTCAAATAATTATGTTCGTAAATTAATTGCTGGTATTCCAATGAATAATACAACTACACAAAATCAACATTCAACAAGCAATTCTAATCAAAGTACTGTAATTAATATTAATGGTGGCATGTCGATAAATACTAATAACCCTAGTGCAGTATTTAACCATATCAAAGACAAAGCTACTAAAAAAACAGGTATGATATATAGTGGAGCATTACAATCATGAATGTATCAAGTATTATTTCACAAGGTAAAAATCTATTTTCAACACAAGAAATTACATCTTTTAGTATTTATGAAATTGATGCATTAACTGCAACTACCATAGATGAACAAGATAGTTTTATTGCGGTATCTTTTGATGCAGTATATGCGTATGGTTATCGTCGTGATAGTGAGATACCATATCAACCATTAGAAGATGGCAATTATAGTACTGATTCTGTATTAAGTGAACCATTTATTTTAAGAGCAACGGGTTGCATAACACAAGCTTATTCTGATGATACAATTGTTGATGAATTTGATTCAATTGGTGAGATTACATCTGATTTAGATGAATATCAGAATAATCTTATACAATTGATTATATTTAAAGGTAGTCCATTTTTTCAAGCATACTATCCAATGCATTTAAAAAGTGTTAGTTATGAAGTATCACCAGATAGAACCACATTATATGCTGATATGACATTTCAACAAGTACGTGGTACAGTAGAATCTGCATTTTTCTTTAATCCAAATCAAACATTATTAGCAGAAGATACAAATACAAATGCTTCTAAAAGAGGGTTCGTACAACCTAAAATATCAGATGCATCAACAAGTTTAATAGCGTGATTTAATGATACTACAAGAAATACCTTTAATTATTGCACCAAATCAAACACTGTCAGCTACAGTAAATGGGCAAACATTAAATATAGCAATAAATACTTTATATATTAATGATAAACTATTGATTGGTAAAGATGCTGACCCAGATGATAAGACTACTTATAAAACATTTTGCTCGTTATCTGTAGGCACCAATCAAATTATATATAATAATCCAGCTATACATGCTCAATATATTAATCAATATGCAAATAATAACTTTAATGGATATTTATTTTTTTATGTTGATGGTGTAAATTCTGGTAATGATGATACAGTATCTTATAAAAACTTTAATTCAACTACTCATTTATATTATTCTGATTTTGATGCAGTAGATCTAATCTATCAAAATTGGGTAAAAGCTAATCAAAATTCATTATTAATGGAATTTGTATATGGAGGCAATTAATACTCGATATATTACTATTGAATTAAATTATAGTTCTGAGAGTGGTTCAGCTCCAATAAATAAGTTTATTGAATGTAATTCTGGTGTATTAGTAGGTATTGATTATTTATCTTGTGATATAGAAATAAATAGAGCATACGGTTTTATATCTGATACTGCAACTGTTACAATTAAAGGGTTAACAGTTGATGTTATTGAATCATTAACATATGCCAATTTAAATTATGAATTTGATATTAATAAAACCAATATTATTACAATATATGCTGGATATACTTTTGATGAAAAAACTGGATTACCACCATGTATTTATCGTGGCTTTATAGTTCAAGCATTACCTGATTTTAATTCATCAAGAGATAGAGCATTTGTTATACAATCAATACAAGAATTTGCATCACAGAATATAATACAGAATGCATTTAATATCAAAGGACAATATACATTAGACCAATTATTCAATACAATTGTTACTGCTAAAATAGGGGCAAATTATCAAAGTGTAAATGTAGTCGGTTCGGTATTTAATACAATATATTTTGGTAGTGGTATTGACCAATTACGCCAAGCATGTCGAGATTATGGATATAAATATCATTATATTTATAGTACTGGTAGTGAGTTAGATACAATTGTTGTAACTCCACTTGGTATTCCAAATGAAAAAGAAGATAATATTCTTATAAATAAAGATAATGGAATGATAGGATTTCCTACAATTAATTTTACTGGTGTAAATGTACAAACATATTTTAATAATAAATATCAATTAGGTTCACCGGTAACATTACAATCATTAACTGTACCTTTTGTTAATGATTTAAAATTATATATAAATGAAATGACTTATAATTTATCTAATAAAAAACCTGAATTTTTTGTTACAATGCAATTAAATACTATTAAGGCATTTGCATAATGATTGGAACCACCTATAATAATAATGTAAGTAATAATGAGTCTAGTACTCTTGATTACGCATTAACTCAACGCTTATTACAAATTAATACATGTCTTGCATGTAAAATACTTAAAGTAAATAGTAATAAAACATGTGATGTACAATCAATATTAAATCTTATTGATGCAAATGGTAAACCAATCATACCACCTATTCAATATGAAGTTCCATATATTGATATGGTTGGTAATAATTGTGGTTTTGAGATTGAATATATTGAAGGTGAAATTGTATGGGTAAATTATTCACAACGTGATTTAACTAATTTAAAAAGCATATGGAATGTTACACAAGACCCATCAAATTTATTAAACCCAAATAGTAATAGACAATTCAATTTAAGTGATGGTATAATAATTGGTAGAATTAGCCCTAAAATACCAACAATAAAAGTAAAAGTTACAAGCAATGGTATAGATATTGTAGGTAATGATAAACCAATTACAATAAATACTACTGGGGATGTGACTGCTAATTGTAATAATGCAAATATTACTGCTACTGGTAGTACAACTATAATATCTCCTACCATAAACTTAACTGGTAATGTTATAATATCTGGTGCAATGACATGTGCAACTGCTTTAATTGGTGGATTGCCATTTGCTACCCATGTGCATAGTGCTGGTATACAACCTGGTGGATATACAACACCACTTGGGGGGGATGTAAGTGGTGTATCAGGCATAGCTCAATAATTTTAAAAGAAATAAAATCATGAAAAGAAAATTATTTTTATTAACTATATTATTTATAACATCAATATATGCAAATAAAATAGACACTAAAATACATATTATACTCAATCAGATTCAACCCAATGGGAGGCTGACGCGTTGCTATTATGAATAGTACATAAAATGCAATTTAACGAACCAGTGTTTTGAATTTGTTTGAGTATAAACAATTTAATAATATTTCATTCGAAAGCAACATTGTTATATCTGATAATAAGCATTCTCAAACTATGCCACCATTATCAATAACTGATGTAGATTTTGTATTAGATGATATAATAACAGTAACACAAAATTCTATTTTACTCGCAGTATTAAAAGATACTGGGCAAACATATAATGGCAATGAAATTAATAATAATAAATGAATCAATTTGCAGTAAAAACATTCACCGACAATTTAGGTAAACAACATATCAATGATTTGTATATGTTACCTAATGGACAATTAGCTATTGTTAGCGACTTTGATTGTGTGATTCAATCAATTACATCTGCATTGCAATTATGGTTAAAAGAATACTCATATAATCAATCTGATGGTGTACCGTATGGTATAATACTAGGTAACCCAGCTATTAAAAATGCATTAGTTAGCTTTCAAATAAAAAAAGCAATCTTAAGTGTAAATAATTCAATGAATAAAGAACAATTATCCAAATTTGGAGTAAAGAAAATTAGAAATGTTATATATGGGTTAAATAAAACTACGAGAAATTTCACATTATCTGCTAATGTTGTATTTAATAACAATAAAGCAATCGGATTTAATATATGATAAATTTAACTAATTTTGGTGTTACATCTCCAACTGCTCAAGAAACATTGGCGACAATATCAAATATTTTCACTAGAGTTTTTGGCATTAGTCCTGATACTACAAGTGGCAACTCAACTAATCAGTTCATTCAAGAATTAACTAATATGACAATTAGCCAACAGAATCAATATGTATGGCTAAGTGGAACAATATATAATCCAAATAATGCACAAGGTATATTTCTTGAAGGTATTTGTGCATTTTCTAATTTAAGTAAAAATCTAGGCACAAAATCTACTGTTACTTGCCAAGTTACTGGATTGCCAAATTTAACTATTCCAGCTGGCAATGTAGTAATTAATCCAAATACTAATGATAAGTTTACAAATTTAGAACCAATATTTATTAATAATATAGGTACTGGTTCAGGATTATTTACTGCACTCGAGTTTGGTAAAATACCTGTAGATGCTAATTCAATAACGCAAATTCAACGTAATTTCCCAGGGTGGAGTACTGTAAATAATTCTAGTGCTGGCAGTATTGGATTATTAGCACAAACAGATACGCAATTACGAAACATAAGGAAATATGCATTAGCATTAAATAGTACTGGATGGTTTGATGCCATGAACTCAGCATTAACTAATTTTCTTAATCAGGATGGTACCGCTATTGATCCCAATACTAATTTTAAATATGTATTAGGATATTATATTTTTGAAAATAATACAAATCAAGCAATAACTTTGCCATATGATACAATAACTGTATTACCTCATTCAGTATATATTACAATTTATGCACCAACATTTTTATCTGGCACACCAAGTACTAATCCTACTAATTTTCAATATGTAGCAGGGATGTTATTACGGACAAAATCAGCTGGATGCCAGACTCAAAACTTACAAACATTACCAAATCAACAAGTAAGTGTTGATTATATTAACAAAAAATGGTTAAATGTATTACCAGTTAATATAAAATGGGATTCACCTACTCCGACACCATTATTATTTGCAATCAGTTTAGTAGTAACTAATCCGACAGTTAATGTTAATAATTTTAAATTACAAATACAAAATGCAATTATTTACCAATTTTATAATGGATATAATAATCATTCACCGGTGTTGATGGTATCTCAAATTAATTCAGCAGATTATTATCCAATAATTTATGATACTGTAGGTCAAGTTAGTATAACTAGTTTTACAATTACTAAAGTAACTAGTGGTGGTACTCCTGAGCCTATATTTGGTGTATTATCACCTATTTATATACCTACTTTAGTATTAGACAATATTGTTATCACAGTTACAATTAATTAGGTTATTATATGCTATATGTACAAAATGAACATGCAATAAATTTAAATAATTTATTGTATGGTAAAACAGATACTCTACCTCCAATGAAAGGTTTAAATTCTTATATCAATTTTGATTATAAAGAATTTTACAATCATTTTTTTAATATTAAACATGCAGTAGGTCAAGGATTAGATAATTGGGGTATAATATTAAATACATCAAGGAATATTCAAGACATTAATTATCAAACAAATAAAATTATTAAGTTTAATCATGGTGATACAAATATAAGTCATTATAAACCAGCATTTGGATTTGGTGGATTTGATTATGTAAGTGGAATTGGTT